TAACTTTAAACGAGCAAGAAAGCTGGTTAGTAAAAAAGTATCAAGAAATGTTAACGGAGGTTGATTCGGTAACAAAGATGTTAGCCAAAATACGAGGTGGGCAAAGAATACAAGTTAAAGAGATTGAACGACCTGATGAAGCAATACTAAAAGCGTGAGAATAAAAATCATATACAAGAAACTTGGAAGGGAACAGGCACACGGCATTGCTGAAAGTGATGGCAATATATATTTAGACCCAAGATTAAAAGGTAAGAAACATCTTGAAATATGTCTGCACGAAGTTTTACATTTACTTAACCCAAACGATAGTGAATTAGCTATCATTAAAAAATCAATAACTTTGACCAAAGTCCTGTGGAAGGAAGGTTATCGTAGAGTGGATGATAGTAACGATGAGCCGTTACAGGATGGTTCAATTTAGGTTGTTTGGTTTGATTCATAGTTTGGTCCCCTAGTGTAAAAAGCTAGGGGTTTTTTTGTATATTTGTGATTCATAGACTAATGGTTTAACGGCGGTTTGTTTTTACTTACCGCCCTTTTTGTGCCTAATATCCACCATAAAGTGCCATAAATGACACTAATGGTTGCAAAATGCGTAATTAAATGCACATTATGAAGTGCATTGAGTAAAATTACTCATTCCATTGAGTAAAGTAAAATAGTAAAGTTATAGCTTGACTTTATAATTTAGGCACAACAGGATTTTATAATTTAGGTTTACATTTCCATATAAATCGGTAACAATACTACCGAATTACCCATCATTTTGACACAATATTTGTAATATTTGTCCCACTATTTCGGACATATAATGCCAATTTATTAACTATTGCATAGGTTTTAATGTAAAATTCAGGCAGATAAACCCTAAAGTTCTCTATTGGCAAACTTTATCAATCACAAAAGTTACCCAATAAGACAACTTTGAGCCGTATTTGAGCGATAATCGGCTCATTTATGACCTATAAACCATAACTCTTTGATATACAAAGCATTAGCATTTTAACATAAAATTAACTAAAATAATTTAAATAATTTATTGTTAGTATTGTAATTGTTTATATATTTGTAAAACAAAGGGAGAGGCACTCCATATAAACTGCACCATTAGTTATGAAAAATTTTACATTAAAATTCGGCAAGTACAAAGGATTGCAATTTTTAAGCACTCCAGCTTCTTATCAAAATTGGCTTTTAGCTCAAGATTGGTTTAAAATGCCTGTTGTTTTAACTGAAATGCAACAAGCACAAAAAAGGGTTAGCGAATGTGGAAATAAATTGAAAGGCTGGAATGGATATTCAAGGTCAGGTGAAGTTGCTTATGATAATATGTTTGAAGCGGAAAAGGCTATGGATGCTGCTTATTATAATGATTCCGACCCATCTTCCCCTAGATGGAATGGCGAATATAACTTTTTATAACCCATCAAAAAGTCAGGGGTGCGGCTGACCAACGCACAAATTTTAAACATTAAACCAAAAAACTATGAAACCTGTATTAATCTATGACAACAACTTTTACCCTTACAATGGGCAGTTTATTGCACAAGGTGGAGACAATATCTACCTTGATTATGAGATTGATGGCACACGATTTTTCCTAGTGAAATTTCGCACCATTGACCTTGCAAACAATCAAATCATTTTATCAATCATTAAATTATAAATTATGTCCGAACAACAAAACCGCAAATTTCAAGCAATCGTTATTTTAATCTTTGCATTCCTTATGTGTGCTTATTTACAAAACATTTAAACCCAAAATATGAAAGTAGAAAAAAAAGAGGTGGTCTGCATTAGGCTACCCGAATCAATCAAAAAGAAAGTAGATGCCGAAGCTAAAAAAATGTATTTAGCACCCAGCAAATTAGTATCAATCATTGTTCAAAAATACTACGAAAAACTATAAACTATGAAACTAGACTATCAAGGCAGACAATTAAAACTACACCAAAGGGCAACCTGTTTACTTGAGTTACTAAAGAAGGCACAATCCGAACAATCAAGACAGGAAGGTTTATTAGCCGAATGGAGAGCAGCTGGAAACTATGATAACATTAGGTTATTTACCCACGAAAACAATTACCTGATAAGATTAGCAGAATTAAACGACATTCAAAAGAGAATCCTTCAATCTTACTATTGGTTGGTTGTTGAATTGTACGACATAACTGAAAATTTTATGTTACCTGTAAATAGAATCCAATGAGTTACATAGACAACACCAAAGGCAATATGATGCGAGAAATATACATCTTGGAACTAGAGAACGAGATGTTAAGGAAACAAATTACCAAACTTAAATTAGAATTAAATGAATTACTGGATAGTACCCAGCGTACTCAAGCAGAGGCTGACAAAGAGCGAAAAGGAACAATTGGCTAGTGATATATTAAAAACAGTTAGCAATTATTACGGAATATCAATTGAAGATATTAAAGGCAAATGCCGAAAGCGTAAAATCGTAAAGCCAAGACAAGTGATAATGTTCCTATTAAGGACAAAGGCAAGAATGGTATTAAGCGACATTGGAGATGTATTAAATAGAGACCATACAACTGTCATTCACTCCATTACTTGCATTCAAAATGACATTACGCATCCTTACGATGATAGCCTAGAAAAAGACCTTATTAACATAAATATTTTACTTTAATTTGGTTATTAACAAATAAAGTATTAATTTCACATCCTAAACCATTAGTTATGAACAACAATTTACAAAAGTTAGATTTCAACAAGGAGCAGTTGGAACTGATTAAATCTCAAATTGCTCCTGAAGCTACTCAAGATGAGTTAAAGCTATTTCTGTACCAATGCAAACGCACAGGATTAGACCCATTAACAAGGCAGATTTATTGCATTCATCGCTGGAGTAAAGGTGGTAAGAAAATGTCAATCCAAACATCCATTGATGGATTCCGTGTGATTGCGGAGCGGTCAGGGAATTATGGCGGACAATCCGAGCCTATTTTTACCTACGATGCAGAAGGCAATTTAGTCTCCTGTAAGATTTCAGTATTTAGATTCCACAATGACATCCGCTTTGAGGCAGCCGTTGGAGTTGCTTATTTAGCAGAGTATTGCCAATTTGATAAGGATGGCAAACCGATGGGTTTATGGGCAAAGCCACATATAATGTTGGGTAAGGTTGCAGAGGCATTAGCACTTCGTAAAGCATACCCACAAGATTTGTCAGGTATATACACTAGCGAGGAAATGCAACAAGCGGATGAATCAGCCTATTTAAAGGCACATCTTACCGAATTGGATGTAGAGTTAGCCGTTGACCTTTGCGTATCAAAAACGGAACTTAAAACGCTATATTCATACAATATGGAATTAGTGGATGCAAGTCCTGAATTAAAAGAAATATTTAAAACAAAACAATCAACTTTATGAACATAAGCGAACAATACCAAAAATTAGTATCACAAGGATTTGGAATAAATGACTTTTTTACTATTAACATAAGTGAATTTGACATTACTTGTCTTGCGTGGTTTACATCTAAACTACTTGTAAAATATAAAGACTTTGGATTTGTATTTACACTTAATGACAAATCGGATTATCTTGAAGCGGATAAAGATGGAATTAAAATTATATTATCATTAAAAAATAAATAATGAGCAATCTATTAATTTGGGAAGTCGCACCCACAAAAAGCGAAATTGATATGTATGCCCAAAACATTTGTAATGAACTAAATGAAGGCTATACTAAACCCGAAGATTTAGCCGTTAAGATGGCTGCCATTGAGACTTTTGCTAAAACATTAAGAGCAAAGGTTGAAGAACATATCATTGACTTTTTAGGCAAATGCCCTAAAGGAACATATAATCACTTGGGAGCAGAACTTAAACTAAAGGATAGCCAAACTTATGATTATGCTAGTTATTCCGAACGCTGGGCAGAATTGCAATCACAAATTGATATTCTAAAAGAGGAACAAAAGGAAATTGAGGAAAATGGCAAGAAGTTTGAAAGGGGAATCATTCCTTTGAAGTCTTACAAACAAACCTATTCAATAACCTTAAATAAATAAACTATGCCTTATTCAACCTGCTGCGGAGCAGAAACCAAAAACACTGAACAGGATATTTGCCCAATTTGTAGATATTACTGCGATTGGGAAGAAATACCCAGCGAAGAACCATCGGATGAAGAAAACGAAAACCAATTAGAAGAAGAACAAATTAATAAACACTTAAATTAAAAACAATGATTGTATTAAACATCAAAAAAGAGGACATCAAATTTACTGCACACAAAAACGGAAATCACTACGCTACAATTGTAGTAGAAAAACGCAAAGAGTTAGATAAGTTTGAAAACACTCACACAGTTTACAACGGACAAACCGCAACTGAAAGGGCAGAAAAAGCCAAAAAGGAATATTGCGGAAATGGTAAGGAGTACGTTTGGGAAGCCAAAAAGGAGTTTGCCCAAAACAAACAGGAAATGGAGGACACCGAAACATTACCTTTTTAATTATTAAAACCATAAACTATGAGCCAAAACAAACAAATCGCAGACTACCTAAATAAAGGTAAAAAGCTAACCCCAATTGATGCCTTAAACAAATTTGGTTGCTTTAGATTAGCAGCACGAATAGCTGATTTAAGGAATGAAGGAATGAATATTGTAACTAACACAATCAAGCTGGAGAATAAGAAGCAGATTGCCCAATATTCGGTTAAATAGATTATATTTGCACAGGATGTAGGATATCCGTTTATTAACTTATTGGCTCAAAGCTGAAACCCTAATCCTACTAGGGTGGATGCCGAGAGCCTTTTTTTATTATGGCTAAAGACCCAGCAGTGCTTTTTTACACAAGTGATTTCTTGAGTGGCACATTTACAATGACTAACGAACAGGTTGGTAAGTACATTCGTTTATTATGTTTACAACATCAAAAAGGCAAATTAACTGAAAAGGATATGTTAAGCATATGCTCTGCATATGATGTTGACATTTGGGATAAATTTAAAATTGAAGATGGTGTATTTATTAATGAAAGGATGCACAACGAAGCAGTTAGAAGGCAAAAGTTTAGTGAATCAAGGAGAAATAACGCTAAATCACCTAAAAATGATAGCACTAGCAAAGCATATGCAACGCATATGGAAACTGAAACTGAAACTATAACTGTAAATAAAACTATAAATAAAACTAAAGCTAAAATACAAGATTATCAATTTGAAGAATGGTGGGATGCTTACGATAAAAAAGTAAGTAAAGAAAAAGCCATTAGTAAATGGAATATTTTGACAAATGAGGAAAAGCAATTAGCTTTAAAAATAGTAGAATCTTATGTTGATTCAACCCCTGATAAATCATTCCGTAAAGACCCAACCACATATTTAAACAATAAATCTTTTAACGATGAAATCATTATCCGAAGTGCTACCACAAGTTACAAACCAAATGTCAGTGAGCGTAACTTCACAAAACTTGCCAGTCTTAAATACATTGAACCAAAGCGAGATTAAAATTTATGATGCCTTAAAAACAATGCACATATCAAAATGCTCAAGCATTGAAGTAGCTGAACACTTAAAAACCTGTATTCAGTTAAGCGGTGCAGTTCCACCCACAAATCCTGAATTTCAGTTTTTAGTTGACTTTGTACTAAAGAATTATGGAATATTTAAACTAAAGGAATTAGGTGCAGCATTTGAACTTTATGTTTTAGGTAGGCTGGATGTAGATAGAAATTATGGAGCATTTAGTCCTAAATTTTTTGGAGATGTAATGGCTGAATATAAAAAGATTGCAGTACAGGTAAGGCAAAAGACACAAATAAACGAAATAAAAGAAACACCAATGCAGATAAATGAAGAACAAGCTATTAAGGATGAAAAGGAATGGTGGGATAAATCGGAGCAAAAGAATTGGAAGTTCTTAAACCATCAAGTATTTGATTACTTATGGAAGCGTAAACAAATTAAAATATCAAAGGAACAAGGCGAAACAATAAAAGCAAAAGTAAGGGCAGTATTTTTAGCTGATTCTAAACGACCACAGGATATGTTAATTGATGAGGAAACAATGAGGCAACAATGTAAAAAATATTCTTTAATGATGCACTTTAACAATCAACTATGAAAGAACTATTTAAACTAACAATTGAGTTTATAAGGATATTTATAGGATTTATCCTTGCCATTACCATATTGGCAACATTTGACATTTACTACGAATTAAAACGATTAATAAAATGAAATACTCAAACAGTTTTACTTATGACCTAGCATTTGGCGAACAAGCCGAAGATTGGGTAAAAAAACTATTATCAAATGGATTTAAAGTTGAAGTAAAAAACGACCGATTAATACATAAAACAGGAAATTTATTTATTGAATACGAATCAAGAGGAAACCCTAGTGGATTAGCTACCACTACCGCAGATTATTGGATTTATAGAATGAGTGAATTAGATTCAGCTTTAACACTACCTGTAAATAGTTTAAAGGATGTATGTAGGCTTTATTTTCAACAAAATAAATATTTAAAAGTAGGTGGTGATAATAACACATCCAAAGCATTTTTAATTCCATTAATAAAATTACTAAACGACATAGCAGAATATGAAAGGACACGAGAACGCACAACAAGTGAGAATGATATACCTAGACAACAAACAAGAAACAATATTTAAATCAGTATCCTACGCACATAGAGTAACAGGAGTAAATGAATACCAAATCAAACAATCCTTAAACCCTGTAAATAAGAAGCGATTTACCTACCAAGACCGAATTATAATATTTAGAACAATAAAATGAAAAGAGTAATAAATTTTAGCGGTGGAAAGACAAGTGCATTGATGACAATAATGAACTATCGTGAAGGGGATATTGTATTATTTGCTGATACAGGAAGGGAACATCCAAAGACATACAAATTTATAAATGACTTTGAGGCACACGAAAATATACCTGTAACAAGGATAGGTTATGAAGGCGGATTTAGAGGTATGTTAGAGCATAAGAAATGGAGATTAATACCCAACCGAGTTAAAAGAGAATGCACCATTGAACTAAAGATTAAAACCGCTAAAAGATGGTTAAGGGCAAATTATGGTAAACAAGATTATGAGTGGATGGTAGGATTTAGAGCAGATGAAGAACGCAGGGTTAAAGGATATGAGAAACGACAAGCATATATTTATCCTGTATTCCCTTTATACGAACAAGGTATTGATAAGGCACAAGTAAATGATTATTGGAGTAAAAAACCTTATACATTGGAAATCCCAGCTATTTTAGGCAACTGCAATTTGTGTTTCCTTAAAGGTAAAAACGCAATAATAAATATTTTAAGGTCATATCCTGAATTAGCAACCGAATGGATTGAAGATGAGGAATTAAGCAAATTAAAAGGCAAAGGACATACATACTTTGGAGATACAACCTACAAACAATTACTAAATTACGCACAAAACGATTTATTTAAAGGGCAAGACCTTACCGATTTAAGTCCAGCATTTAGTTGTTCGTGTACGAGTTAAACCCTAATTTTGCATTATGGCTTTAACACCACTTCCTAAACTACTAGAAAAAACGCAAAAAGTAGTAAATTTATTTATCCGTAATCGCGATGAAGGATTGCCTTGTATAAGTTGCGGAAGTAACAATGGAAATCAAGCTGGACATTACTTTGCCGTGAAAGGATTTAGTGCTTTAAGGTTTAACGAATGGAATATACATCTTCAGTGTGCTGGATGCAATATGTTTAAGCACGGAAATCAAGCTATGTATCGTATTGGGTTAGTTGATAGGATAGGCGAAAAAGCCGTTAAGGAACTAGAATATGAAGCAGTAAATAACCGAGTTAAAAAATGGTCAAGATTAGAGTTAAACGAAATAATTGAAAAATATAAGTAATGGCGAAACTAAATCCTAGTGGCAAAGTCCAATTTGGAACTCGTAAAAAAGGCAGAGCAAAGAAATCCTACAACAAACACACACCAAAACCAAAGCCTAGTCGTGGACAAGGTAAGTAATATGAAAGATACATTCTCAAAGAAGGAATACAACTGTAAGTGTGGAACTTTAAACGAAAGATACATTTGGCATAGTGAACTTAAAACATACACTTTTAAATGTAATAAATGCAATAAAGAATTGGACATAAAAAACTATAAAAGTAAAGAAGTACCACAAACTGCATCCATTAGAACACCAACAAAGAACCGATAATGTTTATTTGCAAAATTTGTAACAAAGAATTTAAATGTAATAAAGCAAGTGAAACAAGAATACCTAAATATTGTTCTAGAATTTGTTATTCTAAAAGAGTAATAACTGATGAAACAAGAAGCAAAATGTCAAAAGCTAAAATTGGTGTTAAAATATGGAATAAGGGTATTAAAATGTGGGAAGGTAAAGAACATCCAAGAGGTGCATTAGGAATGAAATTTCCTGATAGAACAGGCGAAAAAAGTATATTATGGAAAGGTGGTAAAAGTAGCGAAAATGAATTAGCTAGAAAAAGTCCTGAATATAAAGTTTGGCGAACTAGTGTATTTGAAAGAGATAATTACACTTGTATTCATTGTGGTAAAATAGGTGGTAAATTACAAGCTGACCATATAAAACCTTTTTCTAAATACAAAGAATTAAGATTTGATTTAAATAATGGTAGAACATTATGTATAGAATGTCATTATAAAACCGATACCTACGGAGGTAAAATATTAAAATATGAGCAATCTTAAAATATCAGATTTAACACCTGATGACAAAAACTACAACAAAGGAAGTGAGTTTGGTAATTCACTTATAGAAAAATCCCTACGCAAATTTGGTGCAGGTAGGTCAATTTTGTTAGATAAAAATAACCGAATTATAGCTGGTAATAAAACTATTGAAAATGCAGGTGCAATAGGATTAGATGACATAATTGTAGTTGAAACAACAGGAAATCAAATTGTAGCCGTTAAAAGAATGGATATAGACCTTGATTCAAAACAAGGTAGAGAATTAGCACTTGCTGACAATGCTTCAGCAAAAGCAAATATTAATTGGGATTTTGAAACAATCAATTTTGATTGGAACGAAACCGAAATAAAAGAATGGGGTCTTGAAATACCTGATTTTGAAGTTTTAGAAGCCGAAGAAGATGACTTTGCAGTACCCGATGGCGGAACTGAAACCGATATAGTATTAGGGGATTTATTTGAGATAGGGGAACATAGATTGCTTTGTGGGGATAGTACGGATAGCGACCAAGTGGCAAAGCTAATGAACGGACAAAAGGCTGATATGGTATTTACAAGCCCTCCATACAATAGTGGTGATGTTGCAATGCGTGGTGGTGGTAAATTTGCATTTGGTAAAACAGGTGCAAAAACTTTGTATGAAAATTATAAAGATGATAAAACACCTCAAGAATATTTTGATTTTTGTATTAGCATATTAAACAACATAAGTTTAATTGTAAATGAATTACATAGTATATTTTGGAATGTTTCATACAATGCAAATTCTCGTGATGATTATGGTAAAATTGTATTTGCTGATGTAAATCCTTTTAGAGTAAAGGAAACAATAATTTGGAATAAAGGTGTAGCAATACCAATTACAAGTGAAGGAATATTAAGTAGGAATAGTGAATTTATATTTTTAATGTCAAATGGAAATAAATATTTAACTAATCAAAAGATAGGCGAACATTCAGTTTATTGGAATACTTGGAATATTTCATCTTCAGGTAGCCAAAAAAATGAACATAAGGCTTGTTTCCCTGTTGAATTACCATTTAAAGCAATTGAAGATTTTAGTAAAAGTGATAGTATTATTTATGAACCTTTTACGGGAAGTGGAACTACAATAGTAGCTGCACAACAACTTAAACGCAAATGCTATGGTATGGAACTTGACCCAAAATACTGCCAAGTTATAGTTGACCGAATGAAGAAACTTGACCCAACCTTAATAATCAAAAAGAACGGAGTACCTTTGTAATTCAGGCAAAATACAGGCGATATGGCAATACCTAACCAAGAAATAGGACAATTTAAGAAAGGAGTATCAGGAAACCCAGCAGGGAAACCTAAAGGAGTTGAACATAGCAAAACAAGACTATTGCGTTTACTACAACTCGTTACCAAAGTGCGTAACCCCGTTACAGGCGAAGATGAGGAGTTTACAATAGCTGAACAATTAGATATGAAGATAATTGCAAAGGCAATGAAATCGGACATCCGTGCTTATCAGGAAATACTTGACCGATTAGAAGGCAGAGCAAAACAAACAACCGATATAAACGCAAACATTCAAGGTAGCGTTCAAATAGTAATACAAGAAGATGACCGATGCAAACCAATTGAAGATTAATGCAACCCCTGTATTCTTTGCCAACAAAAGAGCATACGAAGGCAATTATCCTGTCATTTGCAATGAAGGTGGCACAAGGTGTTTTGGTGCTGATACATTAGTACGTACAATGAATGGATTAATACCAATACAAGACATTCAAGAAGGAGATGCAGTTAAAACTAAAAATGGATGGAATGAGGTAATTGAAACACATAAGTTTAAGAATACTAAAAAGGCAATTAGAATTAAATTAAAGAACGGCAAATTAATAGAATGTACTGATGACCATAAATTTTATTTTCGTGGAAGGTGGATTGAGATAAAAAATATCTTATCTTTGTTAAATGAAAATAATACCAAATTATAGCCTATATATGGCTACCGAAGAAGGAGATTTATACTCTACAAATTATAAAAAAACGCAAAAGTTAGTTAAGTTAAAACCAGCTAAAAGCCACGATGGTTATTTAAAAACTATGCTTAAGGGTGATGATGGTAAATATCATACTATAACAGTTCATTCAATTATTGCTTTAACATTTATAGGAAAAAGACCTTTAGGATATCTAATAAACCACATAAACGGCATAAAAACTGATAACAGTGTTAAAAATCTTGAATATTGTACACATAGTTATAATTGCAAACATTCTTTTGATATTGGATTGCAATTGCCAAAAAGGGGAGTTTTAAATGGTAATTCAAAATTAATAGATGAAGATATTTTATTTATTAGAAAAGTTGCTGCAAATGGTGGGAGATATTATGGCAGAAAAAAATTAGCTGAACACTTTGGTATATCGGAAGCCCACATTAAAGACATCGTAAATCAAAGGAGGGGAATATGGTCTCACGTGAAATAAGTTTAGATGATATTGAATCTTGGGAGTATATTGAATTAGATACCTGTTATGACATATCAGTACAAAATGAGCATAATTATTATATAAATGCTGGAGATGATTTTTTAGTACATAATTCAAGCAAGTCTTATTCCATTGTTCAGTTACTGATTGAGATAGCCTACAATAACCCAAAGACTAGGATTTCAATTGTATCGCATTCCCTTCCACATATTAAACGAGGAGTTTACCGAGACTTTAAATCAATAATGGAGAATTGGGGTTTATGGTCAGACAATGACTTTAGCTTTTCGGATTTTATATACACATTCCCAAATGGGTCTTACATTGAACTGTTTGGATTAGAAGATGAAAGCAAGGCTAGAGGACCAGCAAGGGATATTTTATTCATAAACGAGGCTAACTTAATTAAAAGAACTTTATACGACCAATTACTAATGCGAACCACAGGCAAGGTTTTCCTTGATTGGAATCCTGCTGACTTTGTTAATTGGGTTTATGAAATAGCCGACAATCCTGAAAACAAACGCATTCATTCTACCTACCTAAACAACATCCCAAACCTATCCGAATCACAAATAAAAAACATAGAACAGTATAAAAATCTACCCGATGACTTTATGTGGAAGGTTTACGGATTAGGTCAAAGAGGTGCAGCAAAAGAATTAATCTACACCCAATGGAAACTTTACGACACCGCACCCGAAGGCGATGTATTCTATGGTCTTGACTTTGGATATGTGCATCCAGCTGCACTTATAAAGGTTACACATCACGAAGGCGAAAACTACTTTGAGGAAATCATTTACCAAAGCGGTCTTACATTATCCGACCTTACAAGATTAATAAAAGAGAAAGTACCTGAACGAGCAACAATCTACGCAGATGCAGCTGAACCAAAATCAATAGAGGAACTTTACCGACAAGGATTTAATATTAAACCTGCTCAAAAGGATGTATGGGCAGGAATAGTTAAGATGAAATCTTATCCTATAAACATTCACTATCATAGCCAAAACCTACGCAGAGAGTTTATGTCCTACAAATGGAAAAAGGATAAAAACGATAATGTAATTGAAGAACCTGTCAAAGCAAATGATGATGCTTTGGATGCTTCAAGGTATGCAGTATTCACTCACTTAACCAAACCTAAATTTTCAGTAAGTGTATTTTAGTATAATTTCTTTAACTTTGTTTAAATTCTAATAATATGGGTTTATTTGACATCTTCAGTAAAAAGAAGATTAACACACTATTTCCAACAATTCCTTTGAGTTCGCAAATAGCAATTGAAAAAGGTATTGTAACTTGGCAAGGCGGAGATGCTAAAAGTTTTGTTGATGATGGATATGTAGCAAATGATATTGTTTATTCAATAGTAAAGTTAATTACTGACAAAGCTAAATTAGCACCATTCAATGTATATAGGGTTGTAGATGAAAGAGCAGCAAAGAAATATAAATCGTTAGCTGCACAAAAAGACATCAACTTAAAAGAACTAGAAACATTACATAAAAAGGCATACGAACTTTATACAGGCGACCAACGATTAAACGAGTTGCTTAAATATCCAAATGTTGAAGATACTTGGAGTGATTTTGTAGAGCAATGGTGTGGATTTAAACTAATTACAGGAAATACTTTTATTTACGCAAAAATGATTGAAGCTGGAAACAATCAAGGGAAACCTTATGAATTGTTTGCACTTCCTAGTCAGTATATGGCAATCATAGCTGACATTAACGTATTCCCACCTACAAGAGTAGGGTATCAACTTTACTATGGTGTGATGTGGGCATTTGATACAAAAGAAATATTACACGATAAGTATTTCAATCCACAATGGAATGTAACAGGGAATCAACTTTATGGGCAAAGTCCATTAATGGCTGCTGCTAAAAACTTAACTCGTTCAAACGAAGCTAAAACTGCTTCCGTTGCATCATTCCAAAATGGTGGACCTGCTGGAGTTTTATTTATGAATGATGACCGCTTTGACCCAATAAGTGGGCAACAACAAGCACAAGCACTTAAAAAGGCAGTAAGCGAAAAAGGTGGTAGTTTAAACTACAATTCAATTGCAGTATCAGGTTATAAAGTAGATTGGAAACAAATCGGACTTTCACCTGTGGAACTTAATATCATTGAATCTGAAAAATGGGATTTAAAAGCACTTTGTAACATTTACGGAGTACCTAGTCAACTTTTAAACGATAGCGATTCAAAGACATATAACAATCAAAAAGAAGGGGAAAAGGCATTAACGCTTCGTTGTGCCATCCCATTACTTAACTCTTTGACTGAAAATCTTAATAGAAAATTACATAGCGATTGGGGTTATAAAGGAACAAATCTTTATGTTGATTATGATATTTCAGTATTTGGCGAATTAGAAGCAAACAAAGTTGAACAAACTGAATGGCTTGATAAAGCGTGGTGGATTAGTCCTAAACAAAAGTTGGAAATAATGAATATCAAAGTGCCTGATTATATCCCTACCGAAGAATTAGAGAAACTTTATATCCCAACAGGATTGCAAACTATTGACCAATTTCAACCTTTGACTA